TTTAGCACATCGTTGGTCCAAATATCTTGGACGAACATGGGAGGAAACAGTATATACTCGTTCCAGTTTAATTAAACACTGGGATGGTTATATGCAACAACCTCTATCAATGATAGACGATTTTGGACAAAAGACTGTTAGGTATGCGGAAGATAGCAGTGAAGCATCAGAGTTTATAACTATGTGCTCTTCTGTAGACTACCGTGTTCCTATGGCTCATCTTTCTGAAAAAGGAAAAAAGTTTAATTCACCTTTATTACTCTTATCAACAAATCACAATCGATCGATTATGAATAAGCACCTTAGTAAAGTATGCTGTAATCATAAAGCTATCGATCGTCGATTTGATAGATATTTCTCTTTGGAACGTCATGGTCGTAAGTACTCTCTATATGAAGAGACCCTTGATTGGGATAATTATCAGAAAGATAATCCCATATTCAATGGTTTAACATCACGGAAAGTACTCATAGCTAATGACATTCAAGATATAGAAAATTTCTTATTTCAAACCATGTTAATTGGTTGGAAAACTAAGACCTCTTTCTATCGTGATCAATTCCTCGACACTTTCCAACAGGAAATTGGAGGAGATTGGTATCTTGAATATCCAAGAGAACCTATTCATAACAATCATGTGAAAACTCATGCAATCATTGAACCTCTTAAGGTAAGAATGATTACTGTAGGAGCAGGAGAGAATTGGGCGCTTAAACCGCTACAAATAGCTATGTTTAATGCACTTAGTAAATTTCCTGAATTCCTACCATGCTTTACACCTGATTATGATGATCAGATAAAAGAAATGAAGGATTTACCGGGAAAATGGTTATCAGGAGATTACTCATCTGCTACTGACGGACTCCATTCATCAATGATGAATGTTGTTGTCACAGAAATGTGTAATATTCTGGAAACCTATTATCCGGAACTTATTCCTTATGTTCTTATGGAAGCTTCGCCACATACAGTGAAATATCCTTCATGGACTCAGATCGAACCTATAGTACAGACCAATGGTCAACTAATGGGTTCTCTCTTATCTTTCCCTATTCTTTCTTTAGTTAATGCTTTTACCATTGGTAAAGCAACTGGAAAAAGTTTAGGAGAAATACCAGCTTTAATTCATGGAGATGATGTACTTGCGAGGATTAATAGAGATTCTATCAATCGTTGGAAGACCATCGCTCCACTTGTTGGACTGGAACTGTCTATAGGGAAAAATTACATCTCGAATTCTTGGGGGTCTATTGACTCTCAAGTTTTCTATGAAGGTGTAAGAATTTCACAGTGTGGTAAATGGAAAGGTTTAGGATCAAATCACTTAGAATCGATTCCCCTTTTATTGAAAAGAGGTTTCCCTAAGGGACTTATTGTTCGTAAATTTAAACAGAGCTTGACGAAATCTCATAGATCTCTCGAAGTTTCTGTTGATTATGGCGGACTAAATCCTAATCCTGGTCATCTTCCTCAGACACCTACTGATCATGCACAATATGTGACTTCATTGTCACGTTCTTGTAAGATTAGAAAAGTGGCCGATATGGAAATGGCCAGTATTCCTCTTAATTGGATTAAGAGAATACCTTTCACGGTAACCAAACTTCCGTTCGAATTGCCTCAGCCAGATCAAAAGTACCCTTTCTCTGATTTTAGACATGTTCTAAAATTTCGAGATATGGGAGCTTCTGTTCCGCTGACGGAGATTATTCCATTAGATACAGAATTCATGTACATCGAACTTCAAGACTATCAGAAACTCTTTTTAAAGAATATCTGGAAGTCTCAGTGTCCTGTGCTGACATCTGCAGACAAAGAATACTTTACACAGTTAAATAATATTAACTGTGAGATTCAAGTATAATTCGTCAACTAACTTTCGACCTGTTATAGGTCAGGGTGGTTACTCCAACCAACCCGGAACCCTCTAACCTAGC